CATAGCGGTTTTTGTTAACGCCTTTCCACGTTTTATTCCAGCCTTTGCCGAACCATTTCTTGAAGGAATTAAATCGAGAATGCATATCTTTAAAGGCAGTTTGAAAGACCCTGCCTTTTTTGAAGGCTTTTACATAGCGATTTTTGCTAACGCCCTTCCACGTTTTATTCCAACCGCGTTGCAATGATCTTCCAGCTTTGGACATGTTGCGAGGCAAGTTCTTGAAGAAGCTATGACTTACTTTTACTCCTTTATTCCATCCTTTATGAATGTTATTTCCAACTCTTCCAGCCCAAGTCTTGATATGATTTCCTGTCTTGCCAAGATTTGAAGGAATATTCTTAAACCAAGTCTTTACTCCTTTGACGCCTCTGTTCCAGCCTCGCCCAACGCTATTAGCCCATTGACCAATGCCTTTGGCTTGTTTCTTGCGCCAGTCACCCATACCAGCCCAGAAGTGATTCCAACCAGAGCCAATCTGTTTGAACATGTTGTGAGTTGACCAGCCAAGGTTTTGCATTGACCAGAAGTTCTTAGGTGGTTTGTTCTTTTGCCAGCCCTTAGTGAACTGGTTAACGGCATGACCGCCCCAACGACCAGCATACTTACCAATAATTGCACCCACAGGAGCAAGCAAAGGTCCGACAACTGGAATCATACTGGTAAGAGTGCCACCAGCCATTGCACCAACAGCCCCGCCAATATCTTGTGAACGCTTATTAGCAGAGTGGCGGTCTTTAATAGCACTCATCGCTTCAGGAGTAGCTACAGCTGCACCAGCTAATACACCTGTAGCAAAACGCTTGTCCATGCCAAGCTTCACACTTGCCTTAACTCCTTTAGTAAGAGCATCGCCTATCTTTTTACCTAAAGCAGTTGCTTTAGGGACTAAAGGTTTAAGACCTGCAAAGAAGTCTTTCAGTTTGCCAGCCGAAGTTTTGATGCTATCGCCCCAGCCATAAAAATTCTGGCCAACATCACTCATCTTTTTGAGATCTTCAGCTGACGTGACACCCTTCACGCCCTTAGCAAACCCGTTAATTGCTTGAACAGATTTCACGCCCTTTTTCCCAATTGAGATAAAGGGATCAGCGAAAACAGTAGCTAATTTCAAGCCCTTTAGTGCTAAGGCAGCAGTGATCAAGTTAGAAATAGTCTTTAAGGCAGCTTTATTTTTGGATAAATTGCCTAATCCTTGTGCAAACTGATGTAGTCCATCGCCTTTGGCATTCTTATTAACTAAGCCAAACGCTTTTCCAATGTTGCCAATTATTGAAGCAACATTTTTCCAAATATCTTTGCCGAGAATGACACTGATGTTGATGATATCTTTTAGAGAGTCGGATATGTCCTTCTTATGTTTATCAAGATATTCAACGCTGGCTGCAATACCGTTACCAATAGCCTTTGCGCCATTAGTTAATTCCTTGCTGGTAAGAATGCTCTTTAATGATTGCAAGCCACTTGATTTTGCATCAAAGAGTGGCTTGGTCATTTCTTGCGACAAGCCTTGCCACTTGACCTTGATGTAATTCATGGCACCCGCCTGAGTTTCTCCAAATGACTTAAATGCCGTATCGGAATACTTGCTTGCTTGTGCCATCCAAGTCTGGAATTGTTGCTCCGTTACCTTGCCGGAACTGAGCAAGCTTTTCAGTCTGCTCTGAGACATGCCGGCGCCTTTGGCTAATGTTGCATAGAACGTTGGAGCATTCCTTGTAATTCGACTAAGACTGGCACCGGTAACTTTGCCGGTTGAACCCAATCGCATTAGCTGACCACTCAGTTGCTCGACCTGATCACCATTTAGCTTTGACGAATCACCGATGCCGGCCATTGTCTTAGCCATTTCCATAGCACCTTTGGTGCCAATAGTTGACCAGCTAAGCATTCGAGCTTGCAAGGTAGCTACGTTGTCACCGGTCATGGCGGTGTTAGCTTTCAGCTCACCAAGCTGACTGTCTAAGGATCTGACCTGCCTTGCGGACATGCCCATTGCTTGGAAACGTGAATTAATCTTGTAAACAGCAGCGTTAAGATTCATGCCTTGCTTAACTGCGCCACCAATCTGGCTAGTTACAGACGACAATGCGTTGGAAACCGCGCCACCGAGCGCTGAGCCCATGAACATGTCTTTGAACGTTGTGTGCGTGTCGTTAGCTTCATGGTTAACGCCAGCTAACTTGGACTTAACTTTGTCAAAGAAGGTCGGATTGCTGCTTCTCAGTTCTGTCTGCGTTGCTTGTATGCCCGATTTAAAGTGAGATAGCTCTGTTGCCGTCTCATTGATGCGGACCTTCTGCAAACGATAGGCATCGCTTGCTTTGCCAGAACTTTCTGCAATTTTAGTTAGATCATTTTGAAGCGCTCTTTGCTTATTTGATAGTTCAGCGACTGCGGATTGATAAGCCTTAACTTTTTGCAGATTAGCTTGGTAGGTTCTGCCCTCAGATTCTAGACGCTGGATGTATGATGCGGTAACGGTATCAATGTGATTAATCTCTCTCGGCAATGCAGATGGCATGTGCAATCTGTCTGCACGCTCTCCAACCTTGCCCAGAGATGTGTAGACAGCACCCAAAGCATGTTCTGCCTTGTTGACTGAGCCATAATTGACATTGATGCCTAGACTATAAGTCTCGTGTGTACCAGCCATTTTGCGTCCTTTCTAATTTTGACAAAAATAAAAAGCAATCAGATAACTGATTGCTTTCACTTAACTTATTTACTTCTACCGTCTCCCCAGACGCCAAGTCCAACAATGTTAGCTAGGAGTTTGGCTTGATCTTTTTCATCGCGATAAACAATTTGCCACAAGGCGTTAAGTTCGTCTCGTGTTGCATACCGTGTAATTTCGAACGGTACGCCGTGCATGGCCAACCTGACTTGATTTTCAAGCAGATCGGCTTTTTTGACAATCTGTTGACTATTTAAGGTCCCCGTTAATCCCTTTGTTAAGAAATCGAAGGACTTCTGCACCCACTTGGCCGTAGCCCTTGTGGGTATTCCAGAAGTCCAAACTCTTAATATGAGGACGTACGATTACGTCGTTGTCGATAACTGCCTGCATCAAGTCAGTGAATCTGATTTGACCGTTCTCGCCGGTAGCATCGTCTTCAATTTGTGAAGCAGTTGCGACACCGGGGAATTGCAAGGTTAACATGTATTCGTATTGAGTTCCTTCGTTCAACACAATATCTTTGGTAATGCCTTTTTGATCAACGATTGCGCTGGTTTCGTATTGTTTATTGTGCTTAGCCATTTCATCAGCCAAGTTGACTGTTGGCTTGGTGTCTTGAGCAGCTTCAGTTGGTTGAGCAGCTTCGGTTGTTTGTGTAGTTTGTGCTTCGTTTTCTTGTGTATTTTGTGCTTCGTTTTCTTGTGTATTTTGATCGTTATCCATTATTTATAACCTCCGATTAGAGAATAGAATTTTCAACAACATTGAGTACGTGAATGGTCCACGTAAGTTCACCTGCTTCGTTAGCTGCGCCGCCGTCTGCTTTCTTTTCGATGTAAGCGTGAGCGCCAGTATAGTGACGTGAACCGTCGCAAGCGTCGACTGGAAAACCGCCAGGTCTGCGTTCATCAGCCAGTTCATCAAGCACTTCGTTGAATGGTGACATTTGGTTGAGCGTCAATGTGAAAGTGCCCCCAGTCTTGCCGTTGAGTGATGAAACAGCGGTACCTTGCGGATCTTGTTGGATTGATACCATCATGTTGTCATAAGTGAATTTGAAAAATGTAGTTGCACCATAGCCGTATGCGGTCTTGCCGTCAGCCATGAAGTATGCATTGTTGGTATCGTACGTTCCCATTAATCCAGTTTGAACATTGTTTTGAGTTGCCATTTATAATCCTCCTTAACTTCTTAGAATTGTGTCTGATTTAACTTCGCCATTGACCGTAATGTCATGAATTGCACCGCTTACGTGGTAGGTGAAGCTCAGACCGTCGTATTTACGTGCTGAGATGTCTGCAGGAGATTGTTCGCTGCGTGCTGAAGCTGTAACTGCGTAGTCGCCCTTGCCGGTGGTTTGGCTTTGCATGATGATGCCTTGTTGATAAGCTTGTTCGAGCACTTGTGTTGCGATGCCGGACAATTGAGTGATGCCGGCTTGGTCGTAGCTGACTTTGCCATTGCTTTGCAAGAAGCTTTCAAGTTGACCAGACATGTGGTTCTTGATCCAGATCATCCCGTGAAGGACATCGATGTATTCGCCACTTAATACCCAGCCTTCGGAAGTTTCGCCGGTTGAGTTGACTTCAACATAGGCAATGGCATTTGCCTTGTTGATATCGGACAATTCGGTGGAAGTCAAGCTTTCAGGGGTAATGCCCTTCAAATTCTTGAATTTCCACGTAACTGAACCGACAGTCAATGTAGCTACAGCACCAACAATTGCGGCGTCCATGTACTCGGCTGGATCGTGCTCCAAACCAATCACATAGTTCTGAGCATTGAGCTGATTGTAATCGGCAACATTGTTGGTTTGCAATACCAGAAAGTGATCCTTGTTTGCCTCGAAGATGTTGGATAAGGTGACAGTGTCTTGGTCGATCTTTGATTCTGCTTGAATAGCAAACGTCCAGTTGAAGTACCAGAATGCTTCGAGTGAAGCGTTGGTCTTAGCTGGGTCGTAATCCAAGACAGCAATGCGATCGGAGCAGTTGTCTTGTGCGAAGTAAGTTAATGCTTTCTTGTAGACGATTGAGTCTGTGGTGTAATCAATACCGACAGCATCGGCATTCGCATATTCGCGATAAATAGCACCGGTATTAGGGTCAGTCTTGCGAAGCAAGATGCCATTCTCGCGGTCTTCAGGTGACAACTCGTCAGGCAATGTGGTTTGAGCGACTGCATTGTTTGAAGTACCTGATCCGGTAGTCGAGCTTGATCCGGTTGAATCACCTGTTCCGGTAGTTTGGGTACTGGAAGTAGAAGCGGTCTTTGAATTTAAAATCAGTAAATTGCCCAAGCCAACTACAGGTCTGGGTTTAATATCAGTCATAACTACGTCAACATCTGACACACGGTCAAATGCTGTGGTGGTAGTTTGAGTTGAATTTGCCATTAGATTTCCTCCTTATTTTTAGTGATTAAATTAGCGTCATCAGTATTGCTACCAATGACGTTCTCTTTCGCCTTAACCGTGTCAATAGTTGAATTGCTAACGACAAAGTTCAGGTCTTTTATTTGATATGAAAAGCCGGAAGTTACGGTGAACGTGCAATCGAAGCCAAAGTCGTGATCATAATTGAGCACAGCTAGCGACGTACGATTGCCTGAGTTGCCGATAACCTCCGGCATAATATTTGCTTGCGAGAAGAACCGCCGATATGGATTCGAACGAAGCGCATCGTGCAGTTCTTTCGCAAGCTGTAGAGCTTGTGAAGATGACGTAGCGTGCACATCAACCTGCATGGTGCAGTTGTACTGCGTATGCTCGCCAAGCCAGTCGGCAGTTGTCTCCCTTCCTGGATCAATCCAGTTAAAGGTGACGAATGGATAGTCTTCCATTTCATCAATATTGGACTGCTCAACCATTTCGCATTTGCAAACCTGATTGACGATCTCGCCGAGTATCAGTTGCACAAGCTCCTGATCTGAGTAGGTCTTATCTGCCATCTGGGTGCTTGTCATCTCCTTTGAGCTCGTATATAACAACATCAGAATATCCTTGCCAGTTTGACGAATTAATGATGCGGTATCTTTCGCCCGGCTGTGACGGGATCTCAACGATCGACTGTTTTGGATAAAACTTGGTTGAATACCAAATCAGGTCAGCCTGTTCGACCGCACCGCCAGTCATAAACTCTGTCATCAGAGCATTGTGCGAGCTGGCAGGCACAACAGGCTCGTGACGCTGTTCTGGCTGTGCCGTGGGTGTTTCATCATCTTCAACTCTTTCACCGGCTACATAATGAAAATGTGACGTCTTGACTGGGCTCTGATATGGAGTAACAGTCAGATCAACGCCAAAATCATTAAGCATGTCGGCAAAGCTGATATAGAAGCTCATTTTCCCACGCCTCCAATCGGCATAATTCTGTAGGTAACGTGCTTGATCAACTGACCAGTGTCAACCAAAGGGTTGTTCTGCCCTTTCTTGTTGTCAATAGTCAGCGGAGCGTTGCCCGGTTTGGTAAATCTTCGCATGCTTTCACGAACGTCAGACACGCCAAGCATGCCCAGTTTGGTAAGCAGCCGTCTTCCTGTTCCATTCTGATAGACAATTTCATCAATGCCGACCTTGATATACCGTTGGTACTTCTTGGTATTTTCCAAGAAAGCCTTGCGGATAAACGGCCTTGCCGGAATAGTAACCTGTTTGAGTAGATAGAAGTACAGAACATACTTGCCACCTTCGTTTATTCCGGCTGATTTCTTGCTTGGATTGACAAACAAGCCTTTAACATCTTTAGGCTTGACGTCCTTGCCGTATTCCTTGATCGCGTACTTAGATGGCACCCATAAATACTGCCCGTTCTTGGGCTTGATATGCGCACCGTACTCGTTGGCTCGGACAATGGTTATTATTTTGCTGCCATCCTTGCCACTGTCAAAGAAGCCGATCAATACCTGATTATGTTCGAGATATTCCATCTCTTTCTTGATGTGATCAAGATTTTTTGAGATTTCTTGGAATGGATCTGTCAATGTTGCACCACTCCATACTTAGTCACACCATAATCGCCATATTCTTGAAACAATCGCAAATATGCCTGTCCCCATGGCGATTTGTCGAGCCAGTCAAGACTAGAGGTGTCAGTATAGTGCTTTTCCAACACATCGACCTTCTCCTCAGTGATGCCTTGACTTGCTTTTCCAGCAGAGGTTGCAATCAAGTGTAGCGTCATGTATCTGGTTGCCATGTCTCGGATAGGTACCTGCTCGCCGTCAATCTCAACAATTTTCGGAATGTGGTCGCCTAATGCAATCAGACCTGCGTTGCTGATTAGAGCTTGGATTGTGTCGTCTGACAGATTAGAAGTCAGCTTAGGGTCAATAGTCTTGACCACGTCAACCGTAGTCTGTACTTGATTGTCCATAGTTGCCTCCTGCTACTACTTAGTAGCGTTGTTGATGTTCAATAATTGAACGAATGCTGATGGATAACGAACAGCCAAGCCACCATGACGTTCTACGTAAGGAATTTTGGTTACGCCGTCGTGGTATTCCTGTTGCAATCTGGTCAATAGCATTGCGTCTGGAATTGCACAGATATCAGGGTCGTTAAGACAGATGATACCCATATTCTTTTGACGATCAGCAATTGAAGCATTGCGTGCGTGCCAATATTGACCTTCGAGTTCTGGGACAGCTTGGATTGAGCTGAACCATGGCTGAATTAAGCTAAGCACGGTGATTTGTGGATTGTAATTGTTGACCGGGCGGTTGAGCAAGTCAATTTGTGCTTGTGGCAACAATAAAACTGGCTTTGCACTTGCATAACCAACTAAGTGAGTAATCCTGCCGACTGCATCTTGGAAAAAGTTGCGCATTGCGAGTGCACCATCTTCGGTATCGGCTGCATAATCATCCAAGGTCTTGCCATTTTGAGCCATGTCAATTTGTTGGAATCCGGTTATATCGGTATGAGTGTTGGTCAAGCCAATGATTGAAGTTGAATCCGAACCGGTGTCCAAACCATTGAAGATGATCCTGTCTTCGCGTTCTGCCATGCCTCTGGCTACTAATTGAGCTTGATCACTCAGTAGGTCAATGTTTGCTGCTTGTGCTCTTGCGAGTTCAAGCCATGAATATGAACATGCCAATGCTGATTGAGTGATTGGAGTTTCGTATTCTTTGAAGCCTTCGTCGACTACTGGAATATCAGTTGCACGGTTAACGTAGGCTTGTGCCATTGCGTTTCCGCTACGAACTCTGTATCTGTAGGCTACTGAATCTTGACCTACATTGATTGATGAAAATAATGAACGAGCTACTAATGGAGCTGACTTAGGATTATAGACAGTGTTGTCAATGTACGTAAGTTGTTCCTTGGTAGCTACTCCCATGTTTGACATTTAATTACCTCCTATTTACTGGTTGAATTGCTAGTTTTTGAACTGATGCGGGTTGTGCCGGTTGATCCGGTTGAACTAGTGCCAGTTGATCCGGTTGAAGTGTTTGAACTGGTTGAACCGGCTGATGATGTACCGTTTGCTAATTGAATGCTGGTTTGCATACTTGCGGTGCCACCCTTGTTGCCGTCACTTAAAAAGACAC